TCAGTATCGGTTCATCGGTAATGGCTCAACTACCCTTTTTTGCATGTTCTAATATTATGGTAGATTCACAATCGCAAAAAGACATCTCAAGATTTATATACTCTAGAGATTATAACGTACAACCTTACCCTGGATCTTATGGAGAGCAACCACATAAGTGGGTACAAAAAAGCTTTGTAATTAATAATATTATACAGAAAGAAAAAACAAAGGCAGTAAAAAATGGCTGAAACTAAAAATACAATAACAATAAAGTTTAAACCCGAAGGAGATAAAGGGTTAGTTAATGCTATTAAAGCTTTAGATAGAGCCACAAAAAGCCTAGTAAAAAGCCAAGGTAGTTTAGCTAGAACAAGTGGTACATTAAAAAGCAAACAAGATAAATTAACAGCTTCTCAAAAAAAAGCAGAAAAACAAACTAGAATTTTAGGAGGCACTTTTGCTGTTTTACGTTCTAAAATGTTATTGGTTAACTTTGCTTTAGGCTTAGGTATTCGACAATTAAGTAGATTAGTTGCTGAATCTTCTAAAGTAGAGGCTATGCAAACTGCTTTTAATACTTTAGCTGGAGCTACAGAAAATTCAACTATAGCATTAAGAAAATTAAAAGAAGCTACTAACAATACTATGTCTGAGTTTGATTTATTTCAACAAGCTAATAACGCTATGATTCTTGGAGTAGCTGATAATTCAGAAACAATGGCTGAAATGTTTGACGTTGCTCAAAGGTTAGGTAGGGCATTAGGAAGGGATACTGCTTCTTCAGTAGAGTCTTTAATTACTGGTATAGGAAGACAGTCTAGGTTAATGTTAGACAATATTGGTATTATTGTTAAGTCGGAAGAAGCTTATGAAGCATATGCAAAAGCATTAGGAACAACTGTTGATAAGTTGTCAGATTCAGATAAAAAACAAGCTTTTTTAAATGCAACAATGGAATCTGCAAAGAAAAAAGTAGAAACATTAGGAGATGAAAATTTAGCTTCTAGAGATGCATTTGATGAATTATCTGCATCTGCTAGTGATTTAGCTTCTACTTTAGGTAGGGTTTTAGCTCCCGCATTTTCTAAATTAGCTAAAGATTCTTCAAATTTATTTTCAACAATGACTCAGTTAATTAATATAGCTAAACATCAAAAAAGCAGTCAGTTATTGTTAGCCGAAGCAACAGAACGAGCAGAAATAGCACTAGAAAAACAATCAAAAAAAACAGGAATTGCTATATTAGAGTTTGGTGATATTACTACAAAATTAATGGCGTTTAGAGAAGAAGCAAGAAAGCTAGCAGATAA